GGCCCCGTAAGGGGCCCTGGGCGCAGTGCAATACATCCTGCCCTAAGGCGGGTTTCCTATGCTAGTTTTCCTAGCTATGGTCTACCCACCAGTTGGGTTAGATTCGGACGAATTAACGTCCGAGGAACCAGAGGAGCTTTACAGCCATGGAAGGACATCATGCCGACCCGTAGTAGGGTTATACCCTACGATGGGCCCGCCCGCGGAAAGTTGGAGACGAAAACTTCGTCTCCGTTCGGGGGTAGCACGACAGTTTTTCTGTCGGACAACCTCGATCTCCAAAAGGCGTTCCAGGGGAAACAGATTACTGTTTCCGAAAATCATCCTTCTTGGAAGGCCCGTCAAACGGGCACTTTCAAGGGTGATCTTGGTGGACCGTTCTCGTCCGTCAGTCGCCGTACGGAATCTTTTGATTCTGGCCGGGTTCTGACTGGGACGAGCTACAACGCGCAGACACTCACGACTACCAGTACTCGTTACTGGGGGCCGTTTCTGCCGGCGCCGTATTCGCTTTTGGCTTTCCCTCCCGATCCTTCTTCAAGCCTAAATAGCTTGAGGCAGAAAGGGACGGTTGCCATATCGCGATGCAGCCCTACCAATCCCACCGCGGATCTTTCAGTCGCTTTCGGCGAGGCAATCAAAGACGGTATTCCTTCTTTGGTTGGCGGAACCCTTAAAAAGTTCCGGGATATGTCCAATCAAGATCGCAGACGCGTTCTTGGTAAGGAGTATCTCAACGTCGAGTTTGGCTGGAAGCCCCTTCTCAATGACTTGAATAAAACATTCAAGGCAGTCATGGACGCTGATGCTGTTTGGCAACAGTATGTCCGTGACTCTGGGAAGGTGGTACGCCGCAGGTATGAGTTTCCTGTAGTGGAGGAGCCCGTTCAGACCACCGTATTCCGGTCGGACTGTAGTCCTTGGACTAGTCCTTCCGGTGGTGCTCTGAACGATCCGCTTCTTCTCAACAAGGGCCAGGTGATCAGGTCACTGAGTGTGACCCGTCGTCAGTGGTTCTCTGGAGCTTTCACGTACTATGTTCCGCCCGCAGACGGAAGTCTGCGTACGGACATAGCTCGTGAGATCCAGCAGCTCAGAAAACTTCTGGGCGTATCACTGACTCCAGATGCTCTCTGGAACTTGGCTCCTTGGAGCTGGGCGGTCGATTGGTTTACCAACACCTCCGAGACCTTACGGAATTGGAGTAGTTGGGCCATTGACAACCTGGTTATGGTGTACGGGTACATGATGGAACATTCCATCGCGAAGTATACGTACACGTTCGTAGGTCCGACGGGTTTTCGATCCGCCGGCGTACGTCCGCCTGACATCACTATGACTGTTGAGTCTAAAGTGAGGATTCAGGCCACACCCTATGGTTTCGGCCTCGACTCGAATAGTTTTTCGAGTCGACAGAAGGCCATCGTTGCTGCTTTGGGTATATCCCGAAGCAAGTAGCGGATTGTATTCACCGCGTTATCAACGCCAATGGGGGTCTAACCGGGCCCCTAGGAGTGATGCCTATGTCATTCACCGATCCGCTTTCGGTCACCATCTCGGCAGTGACTACGCCCATACCTCGTGTTGAGGTGGAAGGCGACAAGTCGATCTACCGGAGTGCTGACGGACTCATCGAGGTCACTGCCGACCATACGGTTGGCAAGCGATCCCGTCGGGTCCTACGGATCGACACCTCGAAGTTGACCTCAGATCCGTTCAAGCCTGCGGAGAATGTCAAAGTTTCGATGGCTTTGTACATCGTCTTTGACCTTCCTCCCGCCGGCTACACGAACGCTGAGGCTCTTGCCGTGTATCAGGGCTTCAAAACCATGATCACGGCGTCTTCGGACTTGCTCATCACGAAGCTTCTTGCCGGCGAGAACTAGCGAAAGCTGGTTCTCTCGTCAGATGCAACGTGAGAGCTCGTGGCGAGATGACCATGAGAGACGGAAAGTCTCTCCTGGTCGGCGTTCTGGCAATGTGCCAGGTCGTCGTAAGCACGACAATGACCCGCGGACCACTATCTCAAAAAAGATGGTAGTCCTTACGGTGTTCATTGTTGATGCTCTCTACCTCGCCGGTGAAGCTCTACTTTACGGTCAGAATGTCTGCCCGTAAGTGGAGTGTGAATGCAACTAGTGTCCAGGTAGTCTATTGTCCAGGACGGCCGAAAGACCGTGCTGTGCTTCAGATTACCATTCACCGAGGCAAACGCCTCAGTGATGATCAGCATCTCGCGTTTCAGAATCTTTTGGCTGCTGTGAAGCGGCTTCAGGATTCTGTCTCACGAGACAATGATCAGCACCAGTTGTAGGTTCTTGACGTAGGCTAGGGATTGACCACCTCTGATAAGGAGGGATCATGAAAAGCCTGACGTCACTCTGGTCCTGTACGGCTAACGAAATGGCCGTACGATGCTGCACTAGCGCCACTCGAGACATAAAAACTGTCTCGAGTCGGATTGAACACGAGGGGCTATCGTTTTTGGCGATAACCCTGGCGGACTTTGGAAAAGCCATCCAAAAATGGCTTGACCAAGGTTTCGTCGTCCCTTCGGACTGCCCTTCTTTTAGGAGAGGCAGTCGTAGTGGGCTCCCTGTATTCCTACAGGGTTTCCTTGGACGTGTGTTCGATCCTAGTAGTGGCGTACTACTGGAAGATCCCGACATCGAAGCAGTCTTTGCTGTTCGTCAGTTAACACTGATGTTCAGCAAGATCGCTCTCCCTGAAGACCCTTTAATGGGTTCTTCCGCCGAGGTTGTTACCCCTCGACGCAAGAGACGAGCGATGTCAGATTATGTCCAGTGTGAGCAGGATGTGAAGAGAGCTGATTCCCTTCTTGATTCATCCTATATGGATGATTTTAAAAGGGTCTCTGGCTTGCTGTTTAACGATCTCTTTGCGAAGGTGGACAGAGATGTCCAATTCGCGAGGACCGTTCCACGGCATGGTCCAGGCGCTGTCGCAGATAGACTTAGCAGCAATGCTAAGTGGAATCTGCGAACCTGGTCCACTAGACTCGAGGAATTTTTCCCTTCCTCTGAGTTTCTGGTACCAAATCCGTCATTTTCTGATGAACTTGGTCCCCAGCTTCACGTTCTCGAGCCCGGTGCTGAGATACCTGTTAGGGTTATCACAGTTCCTAAGACGCTCAAAACCCCTAGAATCATTGCAATCGAGCCTGCTGCCATGCAATATGTGCAACAGGCTCTTTTGAAATCGATTCTTGACGCGTTTAAGGAGGATGGTTTCCTCTCGCGCGTCGTCGGATTTGATGACCAGGAGCCGAATAGGCTCATGGCATCACAAGGTTCACACAGCGGTGACCTTGCTACACTCGATTTGAGTGAAGCTTCCGATAGGGTTTCGAATCAGCATGTACGAGCTATGCTAGCTGACTTCCCCGTGCTGCTTGGGGCTGTCGATGCTTGCAGGTCTCGGAAGGCTGATGTACCTGGCCATGGCGTTTTGCGCCTAGCCAAGTTCGCCTCTATGGGCTCAGCTCTTTGCTTTCCCTTTGAAGCCATGGTCTTCACGACCTTGATTTTCCTCGGGATCGAGCGAGAGCTTAGTACCCCACTCACCAAGAAACTGCTTATTGAGCAGTTTTCTGGTACGGTGCGTGTCTTTGGTGACGACTTGGTCGTCCCCAGAGACTATGTGCTGTCCGTCGTTGATGAACTACAGACTTTTGGGTATGTAGTTAACATCAGCAAGTCTTACTGGACCGGAAGGTTCCGTGAGTCTTGCGGACGGGAGTACTTTGATGGCCATGACGTTTCTATTGTCAAGGTCAGATCTGTTCTCCCGACACGACGGCAGGATGCTAGTGGAGTCCTCTCCGCTGTGTCTCTGCGTAACCAGCTCTATTGGGCCGGTTTGTGGAAATCAGCGGCTTGGATGGATGGCTATTTGGAGAGGCTTTTGAAGCACTTTCCAAATGTATCGCCATCTTCTCCACTGCTGGGCAGGGAGTCTGCGCTGGGTTATCAATTCCAGCGCTTACATCCATTCTACCACAGCCCTCTAACCAAGGGCTATTACGTGGTAGCCAAATCCCCTTCGGATCCTCTGGAGGGGCCTGGTGCCCTGCTTAAGTGTCTCCTTAGGAGTCCACATCCTGGTTTTGGTCTTTTTGACCTAACCAGTCGTGGTGACTCCCTCGTCGACGTCGCAAGCGTTGACGACGAGCACTTAGAGCGTTCTGGACGCCCCAAGCACGTCAGCATCAAGCTTGGGTGGAGGTCCCCGTTTTAGGATGGGGATCGGGAACTTAGTTCCCGCGAGAGGTCTAACAGCCTCTCTCGGCTCCG